CCTCTGTTTTGAACTCCGTTCCTTTGCCTAAATAGTATAACATGTTTTCGCCCTCCTCTGCTACTTTTTGAGATATTTGCTCGACGCAAATCCCACCACGTTTTTATATGCTACATACAACCACTTCACTCCGGACACATCCGTGTAATATCCATAACACTGACACGTCTCTCCGCTCTGCATTGTCGTCAAGACTTTCTTGTCTTTTCCTGTTCCTGCTCCCGACCGTAGATTCAACGCTCCTGCTCCCGTTACCTTGTACGTTCCTGCAAGGCTCTTGTTGAACCCTTTTGCGGTCTCCAGTTTCACGTTGCTATTGATTGGAACTGTCTGCGATGCACCTCCTCCGGATGCCTTTGCTCCATTGGTGAGGTTCGTCGCCACATGAGCACCATCGTTCAACAGAATGTCGCCCTCAAGCAAATACGCATCTGATGTCAGATATTTTTTATCTGTCAGCACCTCGAATCCTGCTGCCTTGAGTGCTGCCCGCAGGTTTCCAGTATAACAAGCCGTACTCACCTTTTTCAGTGCGTCAATTCCCAGTCTGTAACCTGCTCCCTTTACGATTGCAGCGACACCGGATGAACAGTCTGCCTCACATGCGACTGTAATCTGTGCAGGGTCGTAGTTGGAATCTGCAAGGTTCGTCCAAAATGTACCCCTCTGTGACTGGTCATATCCTATGAGGTTGTTGTTTGCTGCTGCCTTTGCCATGCTTGCAATCATCGCTCTCACATCCGCATTCGGATGACGGAGAACACATTTCCACGGTCTGTTATACCAATTTATTACCCGCCATTCTGTACCTGTCTGGTCTCCTGCTTTTCCTCCGGAATATCTTCCGTTTTCATCATGTCCGCAATTTGAAATCATTTGTTTTCCTCCTTGTCAAAATCGTCTGCTTTGAATCCGCACAATTCCGGATTCTTTTCTTGTATCTTGTCATATATCATCAATCCCGCCACGATTAGAGGTGTACACCACCACATCACCGCAGCAGGAATTGAAATGATGAATCCGGTCAACCTTGTTATGTGTTTCCCGAATTTTGCCTCGTCCGTGTCAGAATAGCAATCCCCGTATTCTCTCATTTCTTCCCGAATTTCTCTGTCTAAATCAAAAGAAATTTTCCAAAAATACAGATTTACCGCCACCCATACGATGACAGCGACGATTGCATATATCAGCACGATTGTGTGTGCGTTTCCGGTTGCGAAATCACATATCCTTTTCAACCGTTTCACCTGCCTCACCGCTCACAAGCGTCTGCATCGCTTTGTTGCTCTCAAGCATCTTTTTCATTCTCTCAAGTGCCTCGTCGACCATCATCGAAAAAGCCTCAAAAGAAATCACTCTCGCAAGCCATGCGAACCGTGCGACGAACATATCATATACATATCGCAGTTTGATTTGACCTGTACCGCCTCCCAGTTCCTTTTCTGCCTTTGTGACTGCATAGAGCAGCCATTCTCTCACTTTGTTCAACTGTTTGTCTGACGGCATTTTCACGAAAACATATACTGCATATCCTCCCGCTGTTAATACCGCAATCAGACCCACAATCACAAACCAATTCTCGACGATGTATTTCATCCTTGTACCTCCTCGTCATTCTGCTCCGGCTCGTCATTGTGTTGTATTTCTCCGTTTGACTTTGTTCCCTTGACCGTTTTCACGGACTTAATGAGTGCCATCGCCCCGCCCTCGACTGATAGAAAACGGAATACATTCTCAATCAGTGTCGACGGTTCTGAACCCATCCGCAAAAACACAAATATCATCACGACTGTAAAGATAAATGCTGCAAGAATCAAAGTGAATACAACACGTTTCATGAACAGACCGGACACCTTTTTGTCATGTCTCTCTTTTCGCTCCCTTATCCGGTACATTCTTTTCAGATGCCGGATTCTGATGCGTCGTTCCTGTTCTGTCATTCTCATGTATTGCCTCTTTTCTGTGAGGTTGATTCTTGCCTGTTCCCTGCCCTCCTGTTATCGGTCGGAATGTTGTTCTCCGTCCAGTCTCTTGTGATAACTCTTGAGTGACTGTTCCACTATGACAACACGCTCTCTCAATGTTTTCATCTCCTCACGGTTCTCTCTCGATTCCCGCTTGATGTCTTTGAGGTCATCTGCAATGTTCTCAAGTTTCACCATCACCATTGTGTCGGTTGTTGCTCTCTGTTCTGCATCTTCCTGTGTGTCCTTTTTCTCATTTCTCTGCTTGGAACAGATTCCGAAAAAGATTGCAAATGCAACAGATACTCCGGAGAGCAACAGGGATAATTCAATCGTCAACGGCGTTCTCCTTTCCGAACTCTGTCGCCTCGAGGTCGTCGGTGTCGCAGTATTTCCGCATGTGGTATTCGAGAACATCCATCTCCCTGTCTGTCTCCTCTACCTCCTGCCGGAGTTCCACTCTGACCGCCTCCTCGATTTTCGACTGTTCAATGATTGTTTGCTGCTTTTTCACGATTGCGGATAGAGTTTCCGTCACATCACACAATCGTGATATTATTTCAAGCGGACTCATTCTGCACCACCGCCAGAGTATGCCTCCCCTGTGATGTATTCATATTCATCCACTGAAATACTACCCTTTGAGACACGCTCGGAAATCTGTTCCTTTGTGAGAGTGCCTTTTTTGTACATTCTTTTGAGACTTTCAACAAGCATTTTCATACTAAATCAACCCCTCCTCAATCAACTGCTGTGTGTATTCGTCAATGACTGCATCTTTCTGAAACTGTGTCACGGATTCAACGATTCCTGTTGTGTTGGATGCAACAACCTCCTGCATGAGCGTCAATCTGTCATATTCCTCCCGTGACATCTCACGCTCCTCTCGCTGCCATCCGGTGATTTTCTTTCCGTCTGCATCCTCTTTCGTTGCTTTCTTGATATTGCGTCTCTGATATACCGTTGTCGGTGACGCTGTTGTGTCGAACTCCTCCGGCTGTTCTGCCTCCGTTCCGAACACTTTTCTCCATTCTTTCATGTTTTTCTCGCTCCTTTCGCTTTGAATGTTTACTAACTATTTTCTTTAATTTCTTAACATTCACATAAGGCTTGACCCTTTGCAGGTACATGTCGTATGTGTCTGTATTGCTCAAGTAACCCATGTATGACAGAATTGCGGTTGCATCGTACCATGTGATTTTCTCTTTCTTTGCGACACGGTTGACTTTCCGTGTGCAACTCAACATGATGCTTTCCCGCAGAATCGTCTTGTCGTGATAGAACTGGAACCCCATGAAATCGAGTGGTCTCCCTTTTCTCTTTCCGGTCTTTTTCTCTGTGTAATCGAACCGGAACACCTGCCAGTTTCCTTTCATCTGCAAGTTGAACTTTTCTCTCAAGAATCTCTCAATCTCCTGCTGCATCCTGTGGAGTTCCTTTTTGTTCTTTCCGAACACCACCATATCATCCATATACCGGATATAATGCACCGCTTTCAACTGTTCTTTGATGAAATGGTCGAGAGGCTGCAACATGAAATTTGACAACCACTGCGATGTGTAAAACCCTAAAGGCAACCCGACCTCGCTCCCGTCAATTATCAGTTCGAGGATGTACAACATTCTCTCGTCTCTGATTTTCTTCTTGAGCCACGCTTTCAAGACATCATGGTCAACACTCTCGAAAAAGTGTCGAATATCCATCTTGAGAACATATTTGCAGTTCTTTTTGTCTCGCTGAATCCACCTCTCGATGTACTTTTTCCCATAATGAGCACCCCTGTTCGGTACGCTCCCGCACGAGAACTCATACATCCCTTTCATGAAAATGTCATAACACGCAGAGACGACAATGTGGTGAATCACCTGCTCATAATTGTATCGAGGTTTCTCAATCATTCTCACTTTTCTGCTCGTTCCCTCGTTGATGCAGACTTTCCCGTGTCTTGATGGTTTCCATGCCTTTTCCGGATGCGGTACGTCGTACCCCTCCGGTGCAGTGTTCTCAAGTTGCTCGACGACGTTCTTGACATGTCTCTGAATGTTGGTCGGCTCTAATATCACCGCAACGTCCGGACGCTCTGTCTTGCCCTTTGCTGCTTTATGAAATTTTTGCTCAACATTGCTATGTTCTAACATAGGCTTGTACAGGTTATTGACGGATTTATTTCCCATCTTTCTTATCACCTCAAGGTCTTTCTGATATTCTTACTCGACCCTGCCTGCATCGGTATTATTTCCACTGGTTAGGTGTATTTCAACACCCTGCGGTGTAGGAAAAAGGTGTGCTTTTGGTTAAATGCTCCATAATTTGATAAGATTGGCTCGCCACGATGTTCGTGTTCACGTTCGTCGCAGGGTTGTTCACATTCCAGTACGACAAACCGCACTTCGACCCGTTGCCACGGTTGCCACCGAACAGGGCAAGGACGCACACCGATTCCCCTGTCATGTCAAGGTCATCTTTTTGTCATGTCGGAGATTCTATCACAATTTTTTCTGTTTGTGTCGGATGTGCCTCCCGTTTCCATCATCGTGGAAAATCCTTGTCATACCGGACACCTCGGAGGGTAAACCCTCCGAACCTCCCTTTTTATTGCGGGGGAGTATCTCCCCCGTTCCCC